AGTAATGAAAAAGGCTTTGTAGGACTCAGACCCTACAGCTGTAGCTATAAGTTCCATGACCTTAGTGTTATCAAACCCAGTAGGATATCCAGCCTTATTAACTTCTTTATGAAACTGCTTAGCTAAGACTAGGGCATCTAGGACATCCTCTTCTAATACATCTGTATATCTAATATCTGCCATTCATTGCACCTATGACCCCATAACCCAGTAGGATGAAGTCTTTTCCTTGTTCAGACTCAAATCTAAGTCTCATGGATCTTCCACGACCCCTAAGTTTAAGTCTTGTTGATATAACTGTTTTATCATAAGAGAACTCACTAGTATTAACCACAGGAACTCTCTTGAACCTATACGCCTGTTGTGGTGGACTAGATGGGCTTGTTTTGAAGTCCCAGTAGCTTGACACTAGAAGACCTGAGTCATTTAGTAAGTCATAGCCATCAGTCTCATTACCTGTCCACCCTGTCTCAGTTGCCCTCATGTAAGTCATGATGTATGGGGAGTTCTTTTGTAACACTAAGTCACCCAGAAACTCATAGCCAGCCTCAGCAAAGGAGCTGTAGTTAACCTCTTCCCAGTCTAAGAAGGTGTCAGACAAGAAACCACCAAGGGTCATCTTATTAGTGGCACCATCCCTAATGAGGAGTACAATGGATGGAGAACCTGTCCCAATTGCTGTTACCTGTTCAGACACAACGTCATCACCATCAGAAGTTACAACATCATCACCATCGTCTGTAACAACGTCTAACGCAGCTAGACCAGAGCCAAACCCTGTGTAGTAAGAGAAGCCAAACACATGACTAGTACTAGATGCTTGGTCCTTAATTTCCCAAGGGTAGAATGCCTGTAATGCCAAATCAAGAACTAAGACATTATTAATCTTACCCTCAATTGTCTCACCAGTGTTAGGCCAACCCCAGAATATACGTCTGTTGTTTCTATCGTACCCTACTGTAACCTTAAGCTTAGACGCTTGGTCAATGTTATCCCAGTAAGACTGAATAGTACCTAGTGAGATGTTTTGTTCACCAGCGTCACCAGTTACCTTATCAAACTGCATAGCGTGAATACCAAACTTAGACCACCATACAGGTACACCATCTGCACTAATAAAAGACTCAGGTGAGAGTATGCCAACCTCTGTAACCTTCTTAATGGAAAATTCAGTTGCTTTAAATACCCCGTCAACACCGTTCACTGACCATACACCATTGTCAGCAAAGACTATAAGTGTAGAACCCAGTGTATAAAGCTTACGGATACCAAAGGCCCCTGCAATCTTAATAACGCCACCATCTGTATCAAGTAGATCAGAAATATCCTCTGACGTAGGGTCATTAACTTGGAAACATTCACCAAAGTCTGTGTCTTGAGCAACAAGCTTACTAAATAGAATAGTACCACCATTCTTACCACTGTTCAAACCAGCGTAGAATACCCGTCCACCAAAGGAAGCTACTGTACTAAACCGTGTAGCCTCTGTCTCATTCATAGCTGAGCCAGCGATACCTGAGGCTGTGTGCCTATTCTTATCAAAGAAGTCTAAGATGTAGTAGCCATTACCTGTCAGGGATGAACCAGCGTATACCTTATTCCACTCTGATGCAGAGAAGTTACCGTCTGCATTCTTACCTGAATACCATGGGTGAGTAAGTGCAGGGTATGAACCATAGGCAACCCTAGCTGCATCTCCCTTAGTGCCAACCCAACCAGCATTCTTAGTATCATACTGGCGACCGTCAGATGGTGAACTAGTTGATTCCGTATAAGTAGATACGTCACCCTGCCACTCAAAGTCACGTACCCTAAATTCAACCTGTGTTACAGTGAGCAATTCAGTTGTATTATCACGAGTTACTAGTATTGTATCCATAGCGGGTGAAGCTACGATAAGATTACCATTAATAGAGGTGTACTGTACTTTTGTATTAGCTACACCAACGCCACCAGCTACTTCATAAGCACTTAGGTCAACAGTCTCAGAATCCTCAGACCCAGAGAAGGGAGCTGTAGTCTTATTATAAAAGTATAGTGTTGAGCCATTCTGTACAATAAGAAACTCAATACTAGAGTCACCACCAACGTTTAGCCACTCTCCACTACCTGTAATAGCGTCATCAGCAATAGTGAATGTTGACAAGGTTTTATTGGTTTCTTCTGTAACACCTAGTCTACGTCTACGTGAGCCATCTCTACGCAAGTCACAGTTAAGTTCATCAACAGAGGCATCAGGTGGGAATGTAAGCTCACCAGCCTCTGTTATAAGACCCTTGATAAAGGTATTAGTTACCTTTTGTGTTACTTTCTGACTCATTTGCCATCTCTTTCATCACTCGTTCGCCAACGTTATCCCTACGGACAGTCTTTGACTCTTTCACTGCACGAAGGTAAGCCTCTAAGATAACCCTAGCACTATAAATGCCTGAGAACTTACCAGCTAATTCCTTTGGTAGAAGACCCTTGTCAACAGAGATTTCATAGAAGATAAACCCACTTAAGTCTTTGCTAATAGTGTAGGTTGTCTTGTTCTTCTCTGGGCAAGTAACTTTAGCTACCTTACCATCTTCGGTTAGTTCAAAGTTAATTTTTACCATAATTAGGACGCTTGAAACCTTTCTTGGTCTTATACATATCATTCTGGACATAAGATTTTTGTCTACGGGCAGACTGCTCTACCTTCATGTCAGTGCCACCCTTTAGTAGGGACATACACGATGACTTAGCTTCTGCAAGTAAGTATGGGTGCATAGTGGCATCAATATCAGGTACATAAGTATCATCCTGAGAGAACACAGGGTAAGTAGTGCCAAAAGCTCTGGACTTAGCCTGTGTTAGAGTTGTGTCAATAGCTGAGTCATAGGCATCCATAACAAGGTAGTTATCATCAAATGATGTATAATATGTTGGCATACGGTCATTAAAGATACGTAGCTTAGTGCCACCTGACTTATCATTAACAACAGTAACAGAGCTTAAGCTACGGTTATCTGTCTTACGAAGGAAATCAAGAGGCTCCTCCCACTTAAGCACACGATACTCATATGTACCATCGCTACTTACGTCATAGGATACTTGTTCAATATGTTTTACATTGGTTGGGTATTGGAAATGTGTTGGGAAATCAGTGTCAGACATGGCAGTAAGCTTAAGTAGACTTTCATGCTCAGGTATATCCCTAGCAGCCACCATATTATAAAATGTAGTCTCTACGATCTGAGCTACCTGCATAGCCTCAACGGTATCTGAAATTGTATTAACCTCTTCACTATCCATGTCAGATAGGATGTTCTGTACAATCTCTAGTAAATTCTTTTTAATAGCCATTAGATACTCCCACTTGATAACATTGTAATAAATACTTGAGGGTTAGTAACAGTAACAGTACCAGAGTCAGTGTTTAAGTAGATTTGACCCTTGTTAGCTACAAAGGTAGACCCACAGAATATAGGGAAGGATGCTTTTAATGTGTATGGAGTAGTTCTGCCTGTGTCCATGTAAGTTGTAATAATAGGCACCGTAGCTGTAGAGCCTGAACCACCAATATCTAGCTGCAGGATAATCTCAGTTGGACTACCTGACTCAGCTGTAATAGGAAGATCAACACGGACCATATATGAGTCACCTAAGTTAATAGGTAAAATCTTATCATTAGTTGTGTCCCACAGTGAAGATGTACCACGGATTTCTCTCGGTAGGTATACCTCTGATGTGGCTGAACCTGCGCCATCATTTTGAAGTAGTGTGTCTGCAGTTGTTATAGTCTGTGCCGAACCACCGTCTTGATAATTACCCCAACCAACAGGTAGGTACTTCCAGTCACCTGAGGCAGATCCATCAGCGATATACACCTGACCACTAGCAGCAGCGGCTACACCCTTAGGCTCATGTAGTTTAGGGTCTGTTAGTGAAGAGTGATTTATATTAGCCATTAATGTGTCCCTTTGGGTTATCTCTTGTAAGTAGAAAGGGGGACCTAAGCCCCCCAGTCATTATCAGATTATACTTCGATGTACTCAATTACAAGCTTAGCAACGCCAGCTGTAAATGTACCAGTATTGGCAGTAGTGACATATGCGTCAGCTGCACCAACAGTAGCTGTACCAGCAACCAATGCACCATCGCACACGACAGCTTTGTTTGCACCAAGAGCAGCAGCAGCAACTGCAGCATCAATGCCATCAGCATCAATTGCAGAACCAGCTTTGTTAGTCAAGCCAAAGTTAATTGACGTACCACCAGCAGCTGCTGTTTTAGCAACTAGAGTAGCAGACTTGATAAATGAACCTGCAGGGATGTAGGCATCATTTGGTTGAACTGCACGATCAGCTGTTAGATCAAGATCAACAACCAAAGTTTTGTACATAGGGATGGATGTTACACCACCCTCACGTACTTCACCAATTTCACCATGCAATAGGACGGTAAGACCGTCAGCGTTTGTCCAAGACATATTTTATTCCTTCTCTATATAAAGATTAAACGTTAGTTTTAGAAACTACACGAACCATGTTTTCAGGGCGGTACAACTTAACACCATAACGAGCTGTTGTTACATACTCATCACGTTGCTTGTCTTTGTTGTACTCGTAGTCAACGTCTGGCTGTTGTCTCCATGCACCTACAAACGGGGAAGCCGTCTGGTCAGCAGAGAAGAACAAGTTAGCTTTACCATTAACTGTACCAAAGTCTACACCAGCATTAGCTGCAGTAGGCAAGGCACCATCAGTAACGTCCTTCAAGTAGTTTGAGCAATACACATCAAAGCCATACACGTTTTTAACAAACTTCATACCAGAAGCAATGCCATCAGAGACAATACCTTCCCAGCGTGGGTTGTCAGA